GCCGCCACCGCCGCCACCGCCGCCTCCGCCGCCCTCGCCGCCGCCCACGCCGCCCTCGCCGCCACCGCCTCCGCCGCCCTCGCACCCGCCTCCGCGAGGTCTGACCCTGGCTCGCCGCGCAGCGCCGCGATCACTCCGCCGATCGCGTCGCGCACGCCCCAGCGGTCCACCGTCACGGCCGGCAGCGCGACCTCATCGAGGATCCGCGCCAGGATCGGGCGCAGGGCTAGATCGACCTCCGCGCCCTCGGGGATCGCGCTGAGCAGATCGATCGTCCACGCGACATCCAGGCCCCGATCGTCGCGCGGCAGCCGCTCGTAGATCGTGTCCTGGAGGTGTGCCAGCCACTCCGGCAGCCCCAGCTCGGCGGGGTAGTGGGAATGGCTGTAGGTGCCGACCGTGCATGTGACCGAGCAGCCTCGCTCGCCGGCGAGGACGTTGCCCGTCTGCCCGTGGGCGAGCAGGTCGGCCTCCAGGTGGGCGCGGGCTCTGGCGAGGACCACGTCGCGGGACAGACGGCCGCGCCAGGCACGCAGGGGGATGTCGGCCGGCAGACTGTCGTGCATGTCGTGCTCGGGTTTGGGATCTCTCATCTCGATCTCTCCGGTAGGGGTCAGGGGTCATGTATAGGGGGTAACCGCCCCGTGCGAAACGAGAATCTCGCACTTTTCTTAGCGAATGCGGAGCCGTCTGCTCCCGGTGCGACTGTAGGACAGGAGAACCGCGTCCCAATGGTCAGGGGAGCGCTTGTAGCTCTTGCGGATGTCCTTCTTCGGCATGATGAGGATGACGACGGTGCCCCCCTGGTGCCGATACTCGTAGATCGCCCACTGCGCCTGCCTCCACGCATCGGGGAACGCCTCACGGTTGATCGAGAAGAGCCCCTCCTCCGCGGCTCGGCGTAGGACCCAATGCAGCTCGGCGCGCCGGTTCGCGAACGCAACCTTTCCCGTCAGGGCCCTCCAGTCCTTCTTCGGCTTCGACCCAAAGTCCACCTTGTCCACGAAGATCCCGCGCTGCGCGAGGCGCTCGGTCACGCCCTTGCCCACGCCGATCGCGTCCACGTGAACATGCTCCCACGGGATTGCCTCGTCCACGGTGGGGGCGAACCCCTCTTCAACCAGCAGCGCGGCCCAATGGTCGCGCAGAGCCATCAGGCGCGTCGCGATCGACATCAGCGGGGACTTGTCCCCGATGCGCGGGCGCCACCCGTCGATCGAGCGCACCGTCCCGTCCACGGTGAGGCATGCAACCGTCTCATCGCCACCCTCATCCGAAACGTCGAGGCCGATGTGCGCGCCGAGATCCTCCGCCACGTAGTTGCGTGAAGCGACCAGTAGCAACTCGTTGGGCATGACGCGCGCCGTCGCGTCGCCGCCCGCGAACTGCCCCCATATCTTCGAGTAGCAGAGCGCGGTGCCGATCCCGTAGTCGCGCTTCGACTCCTTCACCCACGCGCGAGAGACGAGCCAGTTCGGGGGTCGGTCGAACGAGAAGTCGGGAGTGAGCGCGTCTTCCGGTCCAGGCTCCGCCGAGCACCTGATCGTGACGAAGTCGGACCCCGGCTGGTGGCTCTTGACGAAGGCGTGCTCGGTCGCGAGGTCGAGGTCGGGGTTCCCGATCATCAACACGTACGAACCCGGCGATGTGAGGGCGCCGCGCGCCGCGTCGAAGATGGTCTGGTCGATTCCAGCCGCCTCGTCGAACACGAGAAGGATGCCACCGCTCCCCTCGGTAGCCGCACGCTGCAACGCGGCGATCGCCGCCTCGCGGTCCCCCTCCGCCGTTGCGTCGTCGAAGTTGAACTCCGGCGCCTCTTCGATGTCCTGGTCTGGATCGTCCGGCGTGTCCACCGACCCGTGGAAGCCCTGGAAGCGGGCGGGCTTGTTCGTCGAGAGGCCGAGAGCGTACCAGCGCGGGCCGAGCCTCAGTTGCTTCTGGTCCGGGCTACCAGGGAGTTCCTCCTTCGCCCTCGCGTGCATCCTCCCGATCTCCGCCCACAGGAGGTTCCTCACCTGATGGTCTGTCGGGGCCGTGCTGATGACGATCGAGTCCTCCCTCGTCATCAGGAAGGTCAGCACGATCGACGCCGCCACCCGCGTCTTCCCTACTCCGTGGGACGTCCTCACACTGCACTTCCCGTGCGAGAAGAGCTGCTCTGTCACCGTTCGCTGAAACTTCCAGTGCCTCTCCCCCAGTACGTCCCGCTGGAACTCCGTCTCCCTCCCCCGGAAGTCCGGGTAGTGATGAACCCGCTTCGAGCGTCCTCGATCCTCCTGACGTTGGATCAAGTCGTCCCAGGACTTCGCGAGCAAATCGCGACTGGATTCGTGCAGCTGCTTTTCCACTGGCCTCGGCTCGGATCAGGTCCAGCATGCGGGCTAGGACCCAGGTGAGTTCGGTCTTGGACACTACCTCGTGCCCCTTGATGAGCACAAGGTTGGCCCGTTCGGCGCGCTTCGCGCGGCGCTCTGCGACGTTCAGGATCTCGGTCCACTGGCGGTCACCGCGCACGCCCGTCTCCAGGAGGATACGCAGCTCCTTGCGGTAGTGCTTCGCCATGTCGGCGTCACCGTCCTTCTCGGCCTGTACCATCTCCCGGAACAGGCGCAGGGCGAAGGATCGGAAGTTCGGGGTGTCACCCTCCGCCTCGATGCGCTCGGAGAGTTGCGCCATGCGCTCGTCGAAGAGGCCGATGGCGGGGCGCAGGTCGAGCATCTGCCGGTCGTCCTCGGCGCGCTTCTGCGCGCGGCCGAGAGGCCCGCGGACACCCTGCATATAGCGACCGTGAACCACTGCCGCGCCGGGGCTATCGCCCCCGTGCCTCCAGCATCGACCGTTCGGGAAGAGATTTATGGAGTACGAGCATCTCCTCCTCCGTTCCTCTCCGTCGGCGAAGTAGACGTTTCGGTCGTCAGACCCGCGGCGCAGCTTCGCACCGCATATCTGCCGCGCTGGGTCCTTGTCCGTACGAAAGGCATGCTTCCACCAGTCCGCTTTGACGCGGGCTCCGTTGTCAGCCGCACGCCACTCCACGATCTCCTCGGGCACCCCGGTCGGGGGGTTATCCCACGTGCCGTCTTCTCGCTGGACACCCTTCGGCATGCTCAGGCGGGGATCATTTCCTTCACGAACATCGGCTTCTCAACGTTGTCGAACCGGGTCAGCCCGGGTCGGAAGTGTAGCTTGACCTCCCCGGTGCCCCCCTCGCGGTTCTTGGCGACGATCACCGTCGCGTCCGAGGGGTCGGCCACGTCCGGCTTGTAGTACCCCTCCCTGAACAGGAACATCACCACGTCGGCATCCTGCTCGATCGAGCCGGACTCGCGCAAGTCCGCGAGCTGCGGTCGCTTGTTCTCGCGGCTCTCCACCTGCCGGGAGAGCTGGCACAGGGCGATGATCGGGATGCCAAGCTCACGCGCGAGAGCCTTGAGTGAGCGGGATATCTCGCTCACCTCTATCTGCCTCGACTCGTGTCTCCCCCCGACTCGAAGGAGCTGGATGTAGTCGATCACGGCCAGGTCGAGCCCCTGCGACTGCTGGATCCTGCGCAGCCTCCCGCGCAGCCGGTGGACCGTCATGCTCGGGGAGTCGTCGATGACGATTGGCAGGTCGCTCACGTCCCTCACGGCGTCCATGATCCGCTCGCGCTCATCGGTGTCCATCCTCCCCGCGAAGAGGCGGCTGCCGTCCACCTCGCCGCGCGACGCGAGCATGCGCGTGATGATCTGGTGGGTGTCCATCTCCAGCGAGATCAGGGCGCAGCGCGCACGGCGCCCGAACTCGTGCCCATCGCTCGCGGCTGCGTTCATGACGATCGACGAGCCGAACGCGCTCTTGCCCATCGCCGGGCGGGCACCACACACGATGAGCTGCCCAGGCCGGAAGCCGTGCAGCTTGTCGTCGAGGTCGTAGAAGCCAGAGCGCAGGCCGACGACGCCGCCGGCGCGCGCGTCGAGACGCTTGAACGCATCGGCCACCTGGGACCGTAGGTCGTCCTGCTTGGCGGACGCGATCGTGCCGGTGAGCCCGTACAGGTCGGTCATCAGGTCTTCGAGGTACTCTCCGACGTGCTCCTCGTCGGGGATGACCCCCGCGCCGTCCTCGATCGCCTTGCGCGAGAACTCCGCCACACCGTCGATCACGTGACGCGAGCGCAACAGGCGCGCGTGGTGCAGCACGTGAGAGCCGCTCGACGTGAAGCCGGTCAGCGTCGCGAGCGCGACCGACAGGCCCGGGATCGCCTGGCCCGCGATCCGCTGCATCTCGTCCTGGATAGACAGCATGTCCACGTCGGAGCTGCGGCGATGCAGAGATATCATCGCCTCGTAGATCCGCCTCCGCCCCAAGCCCTTGAACATGGCGGGGGTGACGTAGTCCTCGACCTCGAACAGCCGGTCGGGCGTGTAGAGCAGGCCAGCCAGGAGAGCGCGCTCCAGGTCGGCGTGCTCGTCACCAGGGGGAGCTGTCTTCTTCGTCGGTTCGGTCATCAGGTGCGTCACTCCGGTAGCTCACTATCGGGTCGCGGTAGAAGGCCAGCGACGAGCACCCGAAGAGCTTCCCGAGGGCGCGCGCGATCTTCTGGGAGTCGGTCGGGGTGCGCCCGTTCTCCCACCGCGAGATCGTCGCCTCGCTCACGTTGATCCTGTGCCGCCCGGCGAGCCTTCGTTTCAGCTCCCCGAGGGTCCAACGCATCGACGCGCGCCGGACGAATAGCGCGTGCCCGTTCCAGCTCTCGGTGCTCACAGCCACGTTGGTAGCACCCCGGGGAGCCCCGCGCAAGGAGGTTGCGCCCCCGCATCGGAGATCTTCCGCGCCTTTTCCCCTGCATTTCGTGCGCCGGGCGCGCTAGACTTTGCTGCGGACCGCCACCTCGACCCCGAAGAGCCCAGCCCAACCATGCCGAAGAAGAAGCCCACCAACCACAACGTCAACGTCAACATGCAGGACACGATGGTCCGCGCGCTGGACGAGCTGGTGGTGGTCACCGGTAGCTCAACCCGAGCGGAGCTGGTGCGAATACTGGTGCGCGACGAGGCGCAGCGCCGCGGCGTCGAGGTGGGCAGCGCGGCGGCGCCCAAGAAGGCGAAAGCCCCCCGGGGGCGGCGTTGACCCTGCGCATCTCCCCCTCCGGCGCCGAGCTGCTCCACTTCTGCGGCGTGGCCTTCGAGCGTCGCTACGTCATGAAGGACCGCCGCTGGGCACACACCGTGCCTCAGACGGTAGGCAAGGCTGTCCACCTCGCGGCTCGCGTGGACCTGGAAACGAAACGCGCCAAGGGGGTCACGATCTCCGACGACGCGATCCCCGACCTCGCCGCCGACGCCTTCGAGCGACAGTGGGAGGGCGAGCCGCCCGACATCAACGAGGATGACGGGTACGGATCGACCACCAGCAGCGTGAAGGGCGCGGCGAAGGACCACGCGATCGAGCTGGAACTGATGCACCACGCTCAGATTGCACGCGCGGTGAAGCCCAAGCTCGTTGAGTGCAAGGTGGAGCACAGCCTCCCCGGCTACCCCTTCGACATCATGGGTATCGTCGATCTAACGGAGGAGGACGACCACGTGCGCGACCTCAAGACGCGCGCCAGGACTCCGAGGGCGGAGGACGTGGCGAACTCCATCCAGGCGTCGATGTACCCGTTCATCATCGAGCAAGAGACGGGGGCAAAGGTCCCCCGCTTCACGCTCGACGTTCTCGTGAAGACCAAGACGCCCAAGCTCGTGCAGATCAGCGCGAAGCCGGGCGACTGGTCGCACCTGTACCAGCGCTTCGACCGGATGGCCCAGGTCGTCGAGTCGGGTGCGTTCCTGCCCGCGGACCCGGGGCACTGGAAGTGCTCGGAGAAGTTCTGTGAGTATTGGGACGACTGCCCTTTCGGGCGAGCGCGCCGCACCGCCTTCGCACTGGACAACCCCTGGTGAACTTCTCCTCTACCGTCATCTGCGGGCGCATCGGCCAGCACGCGCCCTCAACCAAACAGGCTGGCAACACCTCGTACGCTGGGTTCACCGTTGCCGTGAACCACGGCTACGGAGATCGCAAGACGACAACGTGGTATCACGTTCGCTTGTGGGGCAAGGCCGGTGAGTTCTTCGCCCAGTACGGCGAGCCGGGACAGGAAGTCCTGCTGCGCGGCGAGCACCGCTGCGAGAGATGGGACGACCGGAGCACCGGTCAGAAGAAGGAGCAGTGGGTCCTTCACTGCTGGGAAGGCGAGCTGGGCGAGAAGCCCCGGCAGCGCAACAGTGGCGGGGGTCAGCGTCGTCCCGCCACGACGGACACCAACGACTACGGCGCAGGCGACGCATCGACCGACGACATCCCCTTCTAGGAACCACTCATAATGAGCACGCAAGAAGTCGCCACCCGGAAGCCGGTGGGCATCATCGCCAAGTTGGCGAGCACCTACGACATGGACCCCGCCGCGTTCGAGACGACGCTGGTCGGGACCATCTTCCCCTCGGGCAAGGCGCGGAAGGAGGAGCTTGCCGCCCTCTGCATGATCGCGGACAGGTTCGGGCTCGACCTGATCGCGCGCGAGATTTACGCCTTCCCCAACCGAGGCGGAGGCATCACGCCGGTCATCTCTGTTGATGGCTGGTACAAGATGGCTAATCGCGCCCCGACAATGGACGGGCTCCGGTTCGGATACACCTACGCGGCTTCCGACACCGACCGCGAGCGTCCCCTCTCCTGCGTCGCGACACTTTACCGGTCCGACCGCGAACACCCGGTCGAGGTTGAGGAGTTCCACCGCGAGTGCTACCGCGACACGCCGCCTTGGAACAACCAGCCGCACCGCATGCTGCGGCACCGCGCAGCCATCCAGGCGATCAGGGTCGCGTTCGGCATCGCCGCGCTCGATCCCGACGAGGCAGAGCGCATCCCCGAGTACGAGGTGCAGGCCGCGAAGGTGGCGGGCGACAACCCTGACGCTCCGCCCTCCCGCCGGCCGCACGACGACGCGCGCGACGCCGCGGACCTTGGCGAGAAGTACGGCGGTCGCGTGGACAAGACCACCGGCGAGATCGAGGCTCCGCCCGACAACGAGGGCGAGCCGATGCCCGAGGGCCGACTCACCGTGGTCGAGGAGCCGCTCGAGGAGCCGCTCGACACCCCGGAAGCTGTGGTTCCCATTCCTGGCGACGGGCGTATCCCTGTCGAGTTCCGCGGCGAGGAGCCGAAGAGGCGTCGCTCGCGCGCGCTGGCCGAGCAGCGGCGCAAGTTCCAGTCCGCGATGGACCGCGGCTGGATCGACTCCGGCCTGATCTCCTCCGACCTGCCCGACACCGATGAGGAGATCGATGGCAAGCGGCCCGCGGACGATACCCTCCAGGCCGCCTTCGCGATCATGTGGAGCGACGACGCCGAGGCCCTGCTGGAGAAGATCAAGACCGGTCACTACAAGACGAGTCCTGCCGAGAAGACCGCACCCTCGCAGGAGGAGCCCCGGGAGGACCCGCCTCGCGAGATGGAGGAGCCGCCCCCTGCGGGTGGGGAGCAGGCGGAGTTCCCCGTCTGATGAGCACCACGATCTCGACGCGCGCCGAGCTGCTGGCGCTGCTGGACGATGAGGGCCGGCTCTCGCGGCCCGTGACCCTCGCCGCGGGCTGCCGGCTCACCGGCCTGACGTCGCTGACGTCGCTCGACGGGCTGACGCTGGCCCCGGACTGCTGGCTCGACGGCCTGTCGTCGGTGACCTCGCTCGACGGGCTGACACTGGCCGAGTGCTGCGTGCTAACCGGCCTGTCGTCGGTGACCTCGCTCGACGGGCTGACACTGGCCGAGTGCTGCGTGCTAACCGGCCTGTCGGCGCTGACCTCGCTCGCCGGGCTCACGATGGCCAAGGGCTGCCGGCTCTACGACCTGTCGGCGCTGACCACGCTCGACGGGCTCACGATGGCCAAGGGCTGCCGGCTCTACGACCTGTCGGCGCTGACCACGCTCGACGGGCTCACGATGGCCCCGGGCTGCTGGCTCGACGGCCTGTCGTCGGCAATGCAGGCCGAACTGGCCAAGCTGCGGGAGGTGGCGCCGTGAGCGTCCGCCCCCTCGGTCTTGACTGGCCGGGGGCCTACCTCTAGGTTCAGTTCTCCCCGCGGTCGCAGCGGCGCCCCCCTCTCCCAGAGGATAGACAATGGGAGTCCTGACCTACAAAGGGACCCTCTACGTTGAGCCCCTCCGCGGGCGCCGTCTCTACCTTGAGACGCTGCGCACGAAGAAGCGTTTCGTGGAGACCGCTCGCTCCCGCAAGCTCAAGCCGCTTAGATAGGGGAGACCGACCGATGCGCGACCAGATCCACGTGGGCGATACGCCCCTGATGCAATACACGATCAAGGACGGCGACGACGACGTTGCCGATGCCTACGACGACCTCAACGACGCGACGGTCCTGGAGTTGACCTTCAACGCGCCCACCGGCGGGACAGGCGGAACCGTCACCGCATCCGTGCCCACCGGGGAAGATTCCGTACTGGAGTACCAGTGCGAGATCGGGACCTTCGACGCTGCCGGGACATGGCAGGTCCAAGCGAGGGTCCAGTGGGGCACCGCCATCCAGTTCTACACAGACCTGGACGAGTTCGAGGTTCACAGTACGCTATGAGCACGCCGCCGATCGAAGTCTTCACCTGCGGTTCCTGCGGCGCCAAGGAGCAGGTGCCCGTCGAGTACCTGCGTCAGCTCATCGCGCGCAACCGCGAGTTCGTCTTGCAGTCGCTGCGACAGGGCCCTCTCCCGGACCCGCAACGAGGCGCGCTCCGGTTCGATGTAGGCCCACCGGGTCCTGACGGGCGCCCCCCGGTCTACGTGACCCGGAATGGCTAACCCTCCCTGGCGTCCGCAGCACAAGTTCAAGGTCTCTCCGCCAGAGGAGCGGACCATCGACGGCATCCTCTTCGGCTCGAAGCTGGAGTCGGACTACTACCGCTACCTGAAGATGCGCGTCTCGTCCGGCGCCGTGATCTTCTTCCTGCGGCAGGTAGCCTTCCATCTTCCAGGGAACACCCGCTACGTCGTGGACTTCCAGGAGTTCCACGCTGACGGGTCAGTTCACTTCGTGGACGTGAAGGGCATCGAGACCGACAAGTTCAAGATGAAGCAGCGCCAAGTAGAAGACCTCTACCCTGTGGAGATCGAGATCGTGAAGGCCCGAGAGTTGAAGAGGCTCATCCAACCTATGTGAAGGGACGGCACCCCCACCCCTTCCGCGCAGAAGGCAGACCTACCCGAGCAGAGAGGTCGATACGCTTGGGGGCGGGGGCGCCGAGTTTCCTGTCGGTCAGCCGATCTTCGACCCGACCTTGGCGAGACCGCGGGACACGCCGAACCCGCCAGTAGCAACGAGCAGCAGGTTCTCCACGAAGGCCGAGGTGTCGGGGTCCGCGTCGCCGTGGAAGGTGACGATCGCGTAGAGGATCGCCGCGACCAGAAGGAGGAGGAACTCGCGCTCCTGGTACTTCGGCGTGTCGGCTGACGGCTCTTCGCCGTCCGGCCATTCGTTGTCTTCGTTCATCGGTGTCTTTCCTTTCTCGTTGGCAGGGCTCGTTCAGCCATTAGATACCTGGAACTGGATCAGGTCCCACACAGCCTTCAGGAGCATGCCGGCGACGCCAAACTTGACCCATCGACCCCACCCGCTCACGTCCTGGGCGAGACGCTCCAAGATCCTCACGCGCTCAGTGAGTCCCACACCTCCGTTGTCACCAAACATGGTGTGGTGGACACGCGACACTTGCGCACTGATTTCTGCGTGCTGCTCCTCGTTTTGCTGGACGTGACGTTCCTGCGTCGCCTCGACATGCTCAACGTGCGCGGAGACCTTGGCGAGTGCGGGGAGATTGATCTCCAGGCTCTGACTGGAGATAATGGCTTCGAGCCTCGCGATGTCGGTCTTGGTGGCGGGGGCGTCGTCGGTCATCGTCCGTCGATGTAGAGGATCCAGTTCGTCGCACCGTCAGCGAGGAGATGGACGAATCCGCCCTGCGTCGAAAGCGTGAGCGAGGACGCCCCGCTGATCGTGTCGCCAGTGGCGGGGGTCAGTGTGATGGAGTTGCCAGTCGCAAGGATCTCGGCGTAGACGATCAGCGCCTTGCCGGGGACCCCCGAGACAGCCTCCAGGGAAATTTCCGAGCCGCCCGTCGCGTCGCCATCGACCGACAGGAACTCGGTGTCTTCGTCTACGGTGTAGTCGCCCGCCACCTGTAGGACGTGCCACCATTTGCGGCGCCGCAGGCCCGTGTAGAGGTGCGTCATCGCCACGGTGCCCATGCCGTCTGTCGAGGAGGGAAGGGATACGGGATCGTCGTACGGGGGCATCGGTGACTCCTAAGCTGCGGCGAGGCGACTGATCGACCACGAGCACGCGCTCTCCAGCACGTTCGCCGTCGAGGACACCATCCCGCACTGAGCGCGGACCTTGGTGACCCCGCCTGTCGCGGGGATGATGGCATGGCATGTGACGGAGTTCTCCCCCTCCGACGTGTTTCGGTTGTACCCGTACCTCAGCGTGTGAACGAGCGTCGAGAAACCCGCTCCCTGGTCCACTTGGATCCACGCCCGGCTGGTCGCGCGGGACGCGCTCGACGCATCCGCCGTGAACGTGAAGAGAACAAGGTAGACCCCGCTCTCCAGAAACGTGATGTCGTCGTTGCCCGTGTCGAGGGTGAAGTGCCCCGACGATACAATCGCGGAGTTGAGGCTGATCGTGACCGTGCCGGAGATCGCCGGGGTCGCGGAGCCGCAGTCCGCGTCCAGGTAGCACCCGATGTCCTGCCCTAGATACCCGCGCCTCACAGCTCGACCCTCGTCACGTAGCCGAACAGGTTGACGACGCTGGCCTGATCCGCGAACGCGGAGACCACGAGCCCGTTGTTGAGGGGGATCTGCTCGACGACCGTTACGAGTCCGCGATCTGCGGCGAGGTCCACGGTGATCTTGTCCGCATCGTCCGATCCGCCGAACTGGAGCGTCAGCTTGACGGTGGCCGTGTGGTGGTTGGCCGCCTCGATCGTGAGGTAGTCCACCTTCGCCGTACCCGATACCGCGGTGTGGACCGTGTCAGCTCCGGTCAGTGTCGTCTGCGTGACCTCGATGCCCCGACCGTTTGTGCTGCCGGAAAGGAGGACGGGAGTGATGGTTCCACTAGCCAAGGCCGATCTCCTTCGCGAACCGTTGCTCCGCGGGGGAGCGGTAGTGTCTTTCGGGCAGGACGCGGTACGCGCGCACCGTGAACTCCCACACGCGAATGTTCCAGTCCGTGCTCGGGCGCGTCACCTTGAGGCGGAACCGCGCTCCGTGGCAGACATACTGACCCGGCCTGTAGTCCATCCACCCAGTGCTGCCGCCCGAGTCGGTGTCCTGACTGACGAACGGGACGGCCCCAGCCGAGGTGAGGTCATCCCGGAGGAGCTTCATCTGCACGCGCACCGTGGGCAGGGCTTCCTGGAGGTTCCCCTCGCAGGTCTCGTTGCCGTTAAAGGCGTAGCCCACTTGCAGCTTGCGCGCCTCCTGCACAGAGCGTGTCGTGCCATCCGCGTTGACGTTCGACTCGCCCACCTCCTTCGGGTTGAGGCAGGTTGCAACCAGCACAGCCTCCAGGCGGATCGGCTCCTCGCGCTCGAAGTGTTCAGGGGCCGACCCGTCAGGAACGCCCGCGGTCACGTATGTACCCGACAGTGCAGACCCGGAGAACTCAAGGTAGCCGTCAGCGTGCCGCTGGAGGTTCGAGAGCACCGGATCGTAGGTCGGGGACGCCGAGTCGGTCTTCCACCCGTCCCCGTAGTTGTGCCACGCCTGCGAGACGTAGGCCCACCAGTGGTTGGAGCTATTCAGTTCCGTCGCATTGAGCACGCGCGCTCCGTACTGGACGGCCACGGCGTCCGAGTAGACACCTTGCCGGTTGCGGGCGCGGATGTAGTAGGTGGCGTTCGATGTTGCCGCCGTCGCCCACCACTCAGTCGGGCCAAACTGAGTCTCGCGCGTCTCCACCACGACCACGCCGAGCACCCAGCCACCCTTGGGCGACGGCCCCCCGTGGCGGATCTCGTAGATCAAGCCCGCCGCTCCCTCGTCGGGGGCGTCCCACTTGAAGACGGCCTTGTCACCCTCCATGTGCGCGACGAAGTTCGTCGGTGGGTCCGGCTGGGGGAGCAGGCCCGTCAGCTCGACCACTTGGCCGTCGCACTGCCGCGGCGCCCGGCGCGCCCCACCGTAGGAGACAGCCTGCACCATCACCCAACAGAGGCGCCCCCTCACGTATGCAGGGAGGAGCACCTGCGCGCTAGTAGCCGAGCCGCCGGACATGCCGATCTGCCGCGGCTGCGTCCACACCCCGGCGTCGGTGTCCAGGTACGAGACGTAGATCCGATGCTCCATCACGTCGCGCGCCGAGGCAGCGCTGTGCTGCCAAGCGACATCGAGCATCGACACGGGCATGCCGCTGGGGCCTACCGTTCCCGTCTCGACGACCGTGATTCTCTCGGGGGGCTCTGGGATGATCGTCGCGTGATCCTGATTCGCCTCGTTCGACCCGTCCCCGCCGGGGTAGAACGTCTCCGCGAGCAGCTCGCTCTCGTGGAGATCGTCGCCATCGAAGATGGAGCTGTCGTACTGGACCCAATCGACCTCAACGCCAAGGTCTTCGCGTAGCCGCACCGTCGTCACCAGAGCGAGCATCCGCTCGGCCTCCGTGTAGATCAGGTACACGTCACCCTCTTGGGGGCTGAACGACAGCGTGCTCGCGAGGTACTCGACGCGCTCGCCAACCTCGTACGTCCCAGGGCCAGAAGTGATCTCGCCCTCGTCGGTCACGCCGGTCGTGGCGGAGACGACGCGGCACAGATAGCTCTGCCCCGTTGCCAGCGTGACATCCCTGTCAATCCAGAGCCCGATGCCGGGGCGATCGTAGGCGGTCGGCTCGGTTGCGCCACGCTCCACCTGGGCGTCCGCCAGCCAGACCTTCGTCCCGAGCAGGACCGAAGGATTCCGCTCGGGGAGGATCTTGACCGTGATGTCGTTGGTGTTCTGAGACGCGATGTCCACACCGATGCGCACCCACCCGTCCGACTCCTCCTCCAGCGTCAAGGTGACCCCAGTAACGGAGGTGACCTGCGTCAGAGTACGCAAGGTCCAGTCGTACTCCGCGACAATCGTGTCTCCGGACGACTGGATGAGTGCGATCCCGATCTTCGATCCGACCTGCCGCTTCGCCCGGAAGGAGAACACGTACGAGACGCCGGATGTGATGCCTGCGATGTCCTGAGTGACCTCGGTCTGCGTGGCGACGAGCGTCTCGATCAGGTCCGCTACTGGACGCCCATCGGGCGTGCTCATCGAGTTCGGGGTGAACTCGATTTCTCCGGTTGGGCTCGTCCACAGAGAGAAGTCCTCCGCGTTCTGGACGACGTTCACACCCTGACCTGCGGACCTTATGACGCGCCCGCCCTGCCCCCACGGGACGATGTCGTGCCCCAACGCGATCACGTCTCCGGGCTCGTACGTCAGGCCGGTCGGATCCGAAACGAACGACCCCTCGCGGATGATTGTCCGGTTCACCGCGAGGTGGAAGCTCGCGTGGCGCAACACCTGAGAGCGGCGGGTGACACCGAGCAGGAAGTAGCTCTCCTTCCGAATGAGGCCCTCGTCGATGTTGGTCTCCAGCGCGGGTTCGTCCACCGAGACCGTGCTGCGCTCCCAGCGCATCGTTCGGTCCTGGAAGTCGATCATTAGCGAGTTCGGGCGTTGCTTCTCGTTCACGTAACGCACGGAGAAGGAACTGTCCTCGCCGTCGTTGACGACGTTACCCATCGTCACAAGGGCAACCGGCGCACGGTCAGCCTCGTACTTGAAGCGCAGCTTCGACCCCTCGCGCACCGGCGCCGCGCGGCACGTGAGGAGCGTGTTGACGAGCGTGTCCCACAGCCCTCGGAAGGTGTCGTGGACGGCATCGTACTGGAAGAGTGCCTCCGCCCCCTCGACGGTCCCGCCGGGCGTGTTGCCGTCCGAGTCGAGCTGCACCCAACACCCGACGCCGTCCCACCAGAAGTCGGAAGCCGCGGCTCCCATCCCGATCCCGATACGGGCCGTGTTGCCCGCGTCTGCGAGGTCCACCTCGACCTTGTTCCAGCCCACCAGCGGGGGGTCGACAACGATGGTGGAGCCTCCGTTATCGTCGAGTTTGAGCTGCGGATTGGTCCCTGTGTCGGGCTTGTAGATGTGCGCCCGCGCTCTGATCGTCTCCGTCGCGCCGATAGTGGCGGGAAGCCCCTGTTCGATGGGGTCGGTGACCGCCGTCGCGCCCGCCACCTTGCACGTCGTGGAAAATCGCGGCGTCGGGTCGTCCGGCCCGCCGGTCTGCGCGCCATCGTCGAACTCTGCGGTCGCCGTGACGCCTGTTGCCGTCGTCCACTCGCCGGCGATGTCGTTCCAGTCGCGACCGTCGCTCACGAGATCCGGGTATCGACCGTCCGGCGCGTCGAGATCGCTCGGCCACGACACGACGATCTGCCAGACGCGGTCGTATCCGTCCATGATCTCGGTCTGAATGACCTCGACGATCTCCAGCGCCTTCGTGACTGAGCCCGGCGTGTTCCACGTTGCATCGCCGCAGTTACGCAGCCGCAGTTCGTATCCCGCTACCCACTGGCTCGGGAGGGTCTGCGCATCGCCAGAGCCGTCCTCGCTCGCCAGAAAGAGGTACGCGCGCGCTCCCTGGATCGCGGGGTACGCGGTGTGCGCGGTCCCCCGGTGGATTGAGAAGCCCCACGCGGTCATCTCGCCGGTCAGGGTCGCATCCTCAGTGTCGGTGCCTTTCGTGAAGGCGGCAGGCAGGTACTCGGCGGTGATGGTCCCGATGCCCTCGAAGAGCTGCGGCGTCACCTTCACGTACCACCAGTTGTCGTCGTAGTCCTCGACGACGCAGTTCGCGATCGCGGCCCCATCGTCGAGGTTGAAGACCGCGTCGTAGGTGACCGCGTTCAGGATGAGGCGGATCCCGCTGGAGTATCCTGTGGCGGTCGTGTCCTTCTTCACGAACGCGCTCGCCGCGTACTTCGAGGGCTCAGTCGATGGAGTGACCTGGAAGCCGCGGAGAGCCGTAACCCCCGCGTTCGTGTCCTCGATCGTGTCTGCCTCGACCGCTCCGTTCGGGGCCTCAGCGGTGTTCTGCGTTACGGTGGGGCTGCCCGATGACAAGGACCAGAAGGCGTCGATGCTGATCGGGGAGTTGCACTTGTTGGCGTTCCCTTCGTAGTCCTGGCGGTAGAACGCGAGCTGCGCGCGCCCGTCGTAGACCCTCTCGTCGCACCTGTCAGCAAGAGCTGCGACCGAGTCGAGATCGATCTGCTCAAGGGGAAACGCCTGACCGCCCCCGTACTCTTCGTCGGTCGCGATATCCATCGCGACCCAGGCGGGGTTCTGCGTCCACTGCCGAGAGAAGCTCGGGGCCACTGTGGACTGCCGGTCCCACACGCGCACCTTCCGCCCACGGACGACCTGCGTGGTGGTTGGGGCGGACGAGTTCACCTGCTCGGTGGCCTCGACCTGAATCGCGGTGTAGGCGATCCCGGGATACACGAATGCCTCGTCGAGCCACGTGACCGCGAGTTGCCACTCCGCGTCATCTTGACGCCGCAGCCCCTGCCCCGGGATGGTCTCTCCGTTGACACGCAGACCCTGGACGCGGTACTGGCCCCGCGTGCGGGTAGGAGCGACCAGCTTCGATATCTTGCCGCCCGCCGCGTCCAGAGCACCCGTGCCCTGGACTTGCAGGTGATTCGCGAACCCCGTCGCGTCAGTGATCCCGCCCTCGACGTGCCAGAGACCTACGAGGTCTGGATCGCTGTCGGCGTGACGGATGCCGTCGCCGCCGTTGTAGCGCAGCAGGACATCCTGCGTTCCATAGAAGTCGTCCGCGATGAGCATCTCGTCCCACCAGACACGCGCGGAGAAGTCCGCGGTCTGGATCTTGTCGCTCCAGCCCCACTTCATGCGCGTGTACCCCGTGCCTCCTCCGTTCGCGGGGTCGGGTACGAGAATGTCGAGGTTCAGCTCGAACTGCCCGACGTAGACCCCGTTGATCCAGAAGCGGGTCACGTTCGTGTCTGAGTTGATCCTCTGGTGCGACCACACGAGGTGATGCCACTTCTTGTCGCTGGCGTCCGTGGTCTTCTCGATCAGACCGGACACGTCGGGCCACTCGTGGAAGCGGTTCCACTTGCCGACCTGCATGTACGGGTTCCACTGTCCGTTCGCGTAGACCTTGAAGCCGAACCACACCCCGTCCTCCCCGCCGGCGCTGGACCACTCGAAGATCGGCAGGTAGTCCCAGGCCCCGTTGATGTTCGCGGTGTCGAAGGGTCCATCCGCGGTGGTTGCGTCGAACGCCACCCAACACTCGCACGTGAACAGCGCGGCCAATGCACCGCTACCCCACACCCCGGGGTTCCAGCTATCCGGCCTGCGGGTTCGGTCAACGGTCGCGATCGTTTGCAGGTAGTGACCCGCGCTCGCCCACGACTGGATCCGGTAGGCGTCGCCGGGGATCGGGTCGATGTGATCGGTGGGGTCGTAGAACGCCACCGGGAAGGCGAGCTGGAAGGGGTTCTGCCGATCCAGGTTGAACTCGTTGAACGGGAGCCGCACCCACCCGTCGTCCTGGTTGCCTCCGAAGCCCGGCCCCAAGAGCGGAGTCCCGTTCGCGTCCAGCTTGCAGTACCGGAGCCCCAGGACCCACCGGGTCGTGATGATGACCCCGTTGCCGTCCACGGCGTACATTCCGCCGGGGAAGTGCATGACGACCTCGACGCCATCCACGTCCACCGAGGGCACGTCCCAGGCGAATCCGTCTTCGTCCCACACGTCCTCGTACTGGTCGCTGGCGTACTCTGCCGCGGGGATTCGGTCGTTGGCCACCCCGGTTGGACTCGACGTGAGCTGCACGCCGACCTCGTAGGTCACGCGCGCCTTCTCGAACCCCGGCACCAGCGTCTGCTCGTTCGACCCGTGACGCACCCACACCTTCGTCTCGTGGAAGGCGGAGAGGGGGTTCCCCTGAAGGAAGATCGTGTCGGGGGTGGTTCCCTCCTGCGAGGTCAGGGGCGCCGTGTCTACCGTGTCCTCGGTCTCACCCGCGATGGCCTGAACATCTCCGTGACCGAGGCCTATCAGGGCGAAGTACGCGCTCTGTCCCGTCGAGTTGTCCACCTCGACGAACTCGTTGAAGATCGTGCCGGCAGTGAGGTGTTCGCCGTAGAGCACGGGAATAGGCTGACCTTCCGCGCGGATGTTCTTCACGCGCCCGAAGCCGTGCGTGGGGCTACGCTCGTCGCCGCGCTCCTTCGCCTTCTCGGGTTCCGGCATCAGCGCCCGAACAGCGAACGTCACCCCGGCGGAGATCAGCAGCGAGACCAGAACGTCCGCGAGGGTGATAGCCTTGAAGACTGCGGTCGGGTAACAGACCACGTCCACGTGGTCGCCATCGCAGAGACGATCGTCAGGCAGGCACGGGCGCCCGTTGTGGAGCAGCCCGCCGTGCTCGGGCGCGGTAGCAACGTCCCGAACACGCAGACCCGGCTCGAAGGCACGCGCGGTATGCGACCGCGATCCAGCCGTCAGCCCTTGCCAGTGATGGACGTGAATCACGCCGCGCCCTCCCAGCGGTAGACACCGGTGACGCCCCGCAGACGCGCGCGGCGGATCAGGTACGGTCCTCGCCCTTTGCTGCTCGACAGTACGTAGGTCCCGTCCACGACGACCGAGACGTGCCACCCACCATCCGTCTCGAAGGAGATAACGTCGCCCACGCGGCGGGCCGCACAGCCCTCCTCTCCGACGAGCGCCCACGGGCCACCTTCCCCGACAACAGCCGCGATCAGTCGCGCTCCCGTCTCCTGGTCGGTCGGGATGTGATCCGCAGCCTCCATCATCCCGAGGCGGCGAAGACCCTCCGCGACCGCTTGGCCGCAGTTCATCTCCTCCCAGGAGAGCGAGAACAGGTCGTCGAAGCGCAGGGTCATGCGTGCGGAATGCCTCGGAAGCCTCCGAAGCGCTCGGGATGGAGACGGACAACACCCATCACGTCCTCTTCGTCGTCGCCTCGGGCGACGCACGCGGAGTACGTTCTGGGGCACGTGGTGAAGGTAGCGAGCGGGTGGTTGAGGTTGTAGCCACAGCCCGGCGAACCGAAGACGAAGCGACAGTGTTCCGAGCTGTGCCGCACCTTCGGGAACTGCATCCCGTCAGCGTTGTACGCGCCGATCGAGACCTGGGCGGTCGCCGCGTCAATCTGCGAGGACACGATCTCTCCGTCGAACCGCAGGGACGCGCTCGCGTTGGCCAGCTCCCCAAGCGACACAAGCTGCACGACGGCGGCCTGCCCCGCGAGCCCCCGGTACGCCTCCAGGTACGCTGTCAGCACACCTTGAGCGTTGGACGCCGCCACCTGAATCTGAGGTAGGTCGCCCTCTTTCGTCCGCGTAATCGCGCTGATCTGCATCGGGAAGGGACGGTAGACACGCCCGGTGCCGTCGAGCGCCTTCCCGAACGACACCGGCTCGTTGTTCGTCGTCGCCCGGAAGCGCGTGGGGTCGGGACTCGTCGGAATCTCGATCTCCACGAGCCACACCAACGGGTAGGCCGCTTCCAGTTTCCGCGCGTCCTGCTCGAAGACCTTTGCCATCAGGTGATGCTGATCTGGTGCTGGACGTTGCCGCCGGTCAGCGCCACGGCGTTGCCGAGGGGCTCATCGAAGAAGGCGTCGCGAGGGTGGTACGGCGGCGGCGCTCCGGTGATGAAAGTGTTCGAGACGTCGAGCTGGGGCCAGAAGAAGGCTCCCGCCTTGCCCTTGTTGTTGTCGAGGTTCTCGCCTGTGCCTCCGGCACCCTGGCCGAAGTAGATCGGATACCAGATCCGCACGCAGGCGTGACCCAGGCGGTTCACGTCCTCCTCGTGATACAGGATCCAAATGCGCGCCACGTCGCGCTTCGTTCCGTCGATGAAGCGTAGCGTCTCAATCTCGACGCCCCACTCGCCGGAGGTCGGCCAGTTGAGCGTGTTGTAGGCGTCCCATTGATGACCGTCGTCGTCAACGGCAGACCCCGTCGCCGCCTGAGAGTCGAAGATGACCGAGTAGTTGTTCTCCCCGAGCCCGGTCACGTTCGGTGCCTGCGGCGGGTCGAGAGAGAAGCCTCGGTCGCGGATCCCGAGGCGGATGAAGCGCGGGAAGGGAAGCTCGACGCCGTTCGGGCGAGCCGACATCACGTACATGGAGTACCGAACGAACCGCGGCATCGAGATCATGCCGCCGCCCTCGCCGTCGTGCGGTGCCCCGCACTGCACCTGCCCGGAGAAGTCCTTGCGGTGGTATCCCGCTCCGGTCGCAACATCCCTCAGCTTGAGGATCGTGACCGTCTGACGACCCCACGGGTCGAGCTGGTCGTCGGAGATCCACGAGTCCACGGGATTCGGAGGGAGGACGTTCCCCGGGCCAGGGGCGTTGTCGGACGGCGTTCCCGGAACGATACGCGCCGTGTTCTCCGTCTGCTGGTACTCAAGAGAATCCGTGCGCGTCCAGAAGTTGCGCTCCGACCGGTCGGATGGCTCATGGCGAAGGTTGAGATACACCTTCCGGCTCGTGTTCGCGCCGGACTTGATCTTCACGAACACTGTCCGCCCCATCGTCACCGGCGATATCGTGTAGAGACCGTACGGGTCCCCAGGTCCGATCAGCCACTCGTAGTCGTCGCCCTCGATGGCGGAGTCCGCCTGCGTCTCGTCCACCTCGAAGTAGAGCCGGAGGTTGTCCTCGTGCGCGCTGCCGCTGATCTTGTTCACGACCACCGACGCGGTCGTGCCGCGCGCGGCGCTCTGAGAGGCTGCGGCGAACTCAACCTCCGGGGGAGCGGTCGTGGACCGCAGGTAGACGTACAGAAAGTTGTCGATCGGATCGACAGCGATGAGCGTCTCAGTCTGGTTGATGACGATTTCGAGGCGTCGCTCCGCGTGCCACGTGCCCGTCGCGAGCGTCGTCAGTGTGAACGTCAGTTCGGTGTCCCCCTCGACTGCCTCCAGCACAATGCGGGAGGTCCCGGGGTCTCCATCGTTGGTGTAGTGCGTCCCTTCGACGGCGTCGCCCTCGAAGTCCACGACTACGATCTCTCCGCCGCGCGCCGAGTTGTCGAGTGCGATGGTGACGGTGAACTGCCCGTACGAGTCCTCGAAGTGGAAGACCGGGCTGAAAGGGCCGGTCGTGCCAACGGGACCGTCCGTGATCTCGATGCCCCCGGCGGAATACGGTTGGTTCGAGTTCAGGAAGTTCGCCGTCGCCCCACCCTGTGGATCCTCACCCACCATCTCCGCGAGCACGACCCCGAACTCGTACGCGCTCTTGCCGAGCTTCTTGATCGACAGCGAGTGCGGCTCCATCGCGACGATCACCGCTTCCTCGTCCGGCGTAGTCCAGTTGAAGGGGACCTCTGCACCGCGGCGGGCCAGGAAGAAGGCGCGCAGTGCATCGACCTCGGTTTGTGTCGCCGCGCGCGAGGAGATCGACCACCGGCGCCGCTGCGCGGACGCGGCGGAGTGCCGGTTCACGTGTTCGCTGTCGAGGTCGTGCGCGACAGCGTAGTCCTCGTACGTCGTTTCGACGGGCCACTCGTGAGGCACGGTGAGCGTTCCCGTCACGCCGTCCTTCTCCGCGGGGACGTAGACCGAGCGCTGCTCGGTCTCTGTCAAGTCGAGCGCCACCTCGATCTGCTGCGCGTTCAAGACAAAGACCTCGCCGCCAGACCCAGGTTCGGCGTTTGCCGCGTAGAACCCCGTCGCCCCACCGGACAGTACGCGGTCGGATGTGGTATCGGTCAGACTCCCGTCATCCTCCTCCACGATCCCCGTCGTGAGGATGGTCCACCCTGTCAGTCTCTCACCGTTCATGAGGATGTCGAGGTGGACGTTCCCCGTCGCGGTGTTTGCGCCGTCGCGGTTCTCCACGTCCACGCGCATCGTCCACGCAGTGCCTAGCGCGAAGGTCGTTGGGTCGCCGGACTCGTTCAGTATGCGGTACGCGACCACCTCCCACTCGCTGCCGATCGAGCGGTGGACTCTCAACGCCCACACGCCGGATGCGTAGTGGACGGCGACCGTGTACCCGCTCGTCTCGGTGTTGTCGGTGATGTTCTGGTAGTTCGAGTTCTCACCGAGCGAGCGCCTCACGCCGACGCCGGCGATCCGGTTCAGGCCCGAACCGCCCGCGGCGAAGTCCACCTGTATCTGGACGGCCTGCGAGTAGACGTTGGATGGTGTCTGGTGAAAGAGGTGGTGGCCGGAGAGGTCGCCACTCACGAAGGCCAGTTTGGCGATTGATGCGTGACGCCCGACCCTGTCTCCGAAGTCGGGTAGTTCCCCCGTTACGTCCTCGGACCCTTGGTCCCCGGTGAACATGCCGGTCACGAGGTGCCCGTAGTCCTCGCTGCCGGCCGTCCAGAAGGCGTCCGGCCCAGCCTGCCGCGCGGTGACCTGCTGCACGCGATCGAACTGGTCGCGCATCACGAGGTCGTCATCGCCGTCGCGGATCTCGAATTCCACCACGCCCATCACGAACCCGTGGTCCGAGTTGAGCGTCGGGTCGGTCATTTCGGTCGTGGTACAGACCATCATGTGCCCCGGCTCCGCCAAGGCGCCGGTGCCTTCGTCGTATGAGATGACCTCCGTCTCGTCCCCGTCCGGGTCGGTGTAGTAGCAACGCAGTTCCGTCACGCCCGCATTGGTCACGGCGGACAGGCGCAGCCGGAAGGTGGCATTCGCGTACAGCTCATCGGGCGTCGCCACCGACCAGACCAGTGAGTCAAGTTCCTGCACCGTGGAGACTCCGCCCGCCGTACCGGGGCCGGTGATCTTGTGCAGCGCGAACTTCAGGACGGCAGCCCCACCCGAGGGAGACCCACCCGAGGATCGCGACAGGAGCCAGAAGACGTAGCCGCTCGGAGCGATGAGGGCTTCTGTATGCCCAGCCTGCGCGTCGAACTCCGTCCCGGTCTCACCCGTGATGCGCGCCCCGACACCGGCCCAGAAGTTCGAGCCCCAGAAGTCTTGCTGGCCGCCCACGACATCGACGAGCTTGAACGTCGCGGCCGCGCTCCCGTTTTCGCGGCTGTCGGGCCGATGCGTGAAGGAGGCAAGCTGCCTGCCGCCCGGCAGGTGGTCCGGGTACGTCCGCGCAGCGGCGACGCCGCTGGCCACGTACTTGTCATGCAGCTCCGCGTGGTCGGGGTTCACATTGAAGCCGGACGGGTCGCTTGTGCCGGTGTTCCACAGGAGCGTGGGCCAGTACCGCGTCATCCGGGACCAGCGCGGCCCCCTAGTGGAGATCGGGCTGTCGGCGAAGCTGTCGGAGAGGACGGGGCTAGACGCCATTGGCGGCCCTCCGCACAGCCATCTTCATGCCTCGATTCGACCCGTCCACGAGGGCACGAGTGACGATCCCCTCGATGTCCCGGGCGTGCTTCTGGAGCTGGACGCGCAGAGAGCCACTTTTGTCGTCGATAACGAAGGTGACCTTGCTCTCGATGATCGTTGTGTTGTTCCCGCCGGCAGCAGGGTTCCCGCCGCGGAACTCGACAGGGATATGCCGCCCGTCGCCAGGAAGGGGAACAACAGCTTCGGGGGTCCCTGCCTCAGCGATGCGGGCGAAGGTCTCGCGGGTGCGGATGCCTCCGACCTGGAGGTTCTCGATCGGGCGAGTGATTCCTCCGAGCGCGAAAGGCTTCACCACGGGGGCGTCGAGGCCCGAAAGGATGCCGCCCGTCGCTACGTCTGTTGTGGAGGCGGCCTTCAGGACGATCGCCGCCGCGTCGAGCGCGATCGCGGCCTTGGTGAGCGCGAAGGCCGCGGCGTTCAGTCCACGACCAGCGTTTAGCATGAGTCCGGCAACGGAGGTGAGCTTGATAATCACCGGGGCGAGTTCCACCGCGAGGGTTGTTGCGATCGCGCTCGCGATGGCTGTGGCCTCCGCCGCCGCCTCGGCTGCCCCGCCCGCCGCAGAGCCGATGGCCTCCGCTCCAGTCGCTCCCAGCGCCGCGTCCACGCCCGCCTCTGCCACCTTCTCACCGAGCTTCTCCTTGACCTTGTTGGAGAATGCGTCGGCCAGGGCGTCGGCCAGCGTTCCCACGAAGACATCGGTGAGAGCCTGCGCGATCGTGTCCGCGAGGCTCTTCGCCAGCAGTTCCTTGAACACCTCGAACGCCTTTTCGTCGCCGGTGATGAAGGCGGAGAGGCTCTGAGAGAACGCGCTGCGCAGGCCGTCGAGGATCCCCGCAGCGGTCTCGGCGCCGATGCGGGTCATGTCGAGCATGTCGTCGACCATGTCCCTCCACGCGGCCCCGAAGCTCCGGGTGAACAGCTCGCTCTTGCGCGTCATCGCGTCGAAGGCCGCGTCGTACGCAGCGCGCAGCTTGAGGATGTCCTCCTCGCTCGTGGCCTTGGTGATCCCCGTCGCCGCGATAGCCGCCTCCTTCGCCGCGCGTTCGATGTCCTCGAACATCAGGGCGACGTTATCTGTGCGCTGGAACGCCTCCTGCGAGAAGATCGCCTTGCTCACCTTCTCGTTGAACTGCTCGACGGTTCGACCGAGAACATCCTCGATACGCTTGGCCTCCTCCTCCGTGATGAGACCCACGGCACGGAGGTCTGCGGCGCGCTGGCGGATCGCCGCGTTGTTCTTCTCTAGGGCGACGCGCTGCTTGTCCAGGGTGTCCGTGAGACCGCGCGCGGCCTTCTCAAACTCGGTACCGAAGTCCTTGAACGCGAAGATGTCCGCCACGTCCTGCTCGACCCCGAGATTGAACAGGTCCAGCATCACAGCGCGGA